TAACGCGACTTTACATATTGAAGGTTCAGCTAGTGGTTCTGACGCTATTGTGCAAAACGCTACTAATGGAGCTGTAGTAGAATTAAGAAGAGACTCTGGAACAACAGTCACTAACAGTTTGTATTTATCTAATACAGGAAGCGGATTTAGCTTGGGTTCATCTAATTCCTTCGCAAATTCTAATATAAATATTAATAACACCGGGAGCCTTGGAGTCAGAACAACTACTCTTAGCGCGGCTTTGAATGTGTCAAATAATCAATCATTAGTCGGAGATTTTTATTCTTCTAATGATAGCGGTTCAGTAATATATTTCAAGAATACAAATTCTTCTTCTACATACTCCAATGTCGTAAGCTATTCAAATAATGATGGTGATCAAAAAGTTAATTGGATAACAGGCACATTTCAGGATGGAAGTAGTAACAAGTATTTTGGTATAGGTTACAAAAATGTTAACTTGAGTAGTCCAAGTTGCGCAAAATTTGATGCCACCACTGTTTGTAACAATTTGTTTTATATCAATACTGGAGGGTCCGCTTCTTTAGCTCATAATATTCATACTCATAATAAAACTGATACTGGTCATAATACTGGAAGATTTGTTTGTGTTGAGAATATACCTTTTTCTGCTAGTTTAAAAACTGATGGAGCTAATAAGTGGTTTACATTTTATCCCGGTATAGGCAAATCAAATAATTACTATGTGGAAGCTGCAGAGTCTAACGCAAGCGAAAATAGTGTTTGCTGCAATATATATACAGTAAATGGAGATGGGACCATTGTTGACAATCCAGACCAAGAAATAAGACGTTCTGTTTGGTCTAGGGCTCGATATGGTGGCAAATTAATTTGTGCGCATGTGGATGTCGAGGGGTCTTATAATGGTTCTGGTGCAGCGGGGGCCGACGACAGAAAAATCAATATAGGGTTTTGGAGCACATTAAATCAAGACGTATGTTATGTTTCGAATGCTTTAGTAACATTTACTGATACTAATTTTTGCTGGAAAAGCGGAAGTAGCGATTTTTCTTCGGTTTCTGATTCTAATTTAACATTTTCCGCTGGTGACTATTTGTCTGTAGGTTTAGGCGCAGCATGTGGCAATTTTACAGGAGTATTGAGGTTAACCTACGAATTAAGAGTGACTTAATGGCAACTAAATTTATAAAATACGAAAAAGCATTATTGAAAGTGGCAGATACAAGTATATTTGCTGAAAACGCCAGACTTTCTTTTGATGCTTCATTGGAGCCTGTGACAGATGTGACGGGCTCGATTATTCGTTATGCTCCGCAAGGGCCAGTCAAGGGGTCCTTAAACTTCTCTCATTACTGTACTGGAGATTTTCATGACTTTTTAAATCCTTTAACGGCTATAGAGCACACTGGAGAAGCTCTAAGCGGATCTTTTGCTGGGATGACTTTTGAAAGCGGATTTATTAAATCTTTAAGTTTTTCTGTAGCGCCGTTTCAGCCAATCTTATTTGAGTCTGAAATGGATTTATATGGATCTTTAGGCGTCTTGAATAATGACGGGGATTCAGATGCGACTTTTGAATCTTATAGTTCTATACAGGAAGATGTTCCTATAGGACATGGGTTAAGATCTTTTTTAGCAGGAGACAACTTAAAAGTCAACAAGCAAATATCATTTGATTATTCTGTGTCAACAGATAGAAACCCTGTCGTTACAATCGGTAACGAAGTTCCGTATAGAGTAACCAAAGAAAATGTAATGATAAATTTATCTGTTAAAGGTGAAGATTTTGGTAACGCCATTTCTTTTACAGGTAATAATGCCGGGGTTGCTATAAATATTTATGATGTTTACGGAGATTCTGCTTTAGCTGAGTTTGGGTGCACAGGGCAAATATATAAAAATGATATATCTGCAGCAGCAAATGGATTTATGCAAGGATCGTTATCAATCTCCCAAGAATACTTAACAGGTAAGGCTGCTGTATGATTTTAAATTCTGGCGACACAAATATAACAAATGTTTCAGCTTTTGAGCTAGGCAACAATTATTCAAAATTCGATATAGTTTACTATAGCGGATATACTAATGGTGGCATAGAATATCCTGCTGCACAGAGCGCTTCTGGTCATTATTATTACACCGGAGCTGCGGCAACTTCTGCCGCCTCTAATTTACCTACAGTCACCAATGGGCCTTGGACAAATAAATTTTTCGCGGAAGTTTCTTATGGAGCGTCTGTAGAGTTTAAAAATAAATATTATGAAATAAACTATGGAGATGGATATTTTAATTATTTAAATAAATCTGAAAACTCTATAAAATCATCTTTTAATTTACCTTTGAGCAAAAGGTCAGACAAAGAATCAAAAGCTATTATTCATTTATTAGAGGATTCATTTAATAAAGGCGCTAAGCCCAGTGGTGGATACTCCGGTATTTATTGGACGCCATTTGCACCTTACGATCAAGAATTGGAGTTTTTTGTAGAATCTTTCAGTAACAATTTGGAATATCCTAATGTTAATTCTGTAGGCTTGACTCTTCATAATGAAGATAGGTCAACTACGGATTGGAAGGATTTTTACATACCGTTTTCTAATACAAGCGGATTTTGGGCGGTTGGAAACTCTTATTCGGAAGATGATATCGTTTATGGTAGCGGTAGTAATTTTACACCAGCAACTTCGGGTTGGTATTATTATTCAGGAGGATCAGAGGTTGTAGCTACAGATGATAATGGTCCGATAGGAAACAACAGTCTATGGACAAAAAAACATTTTTACTGGCCTTTGAACAAAGGTATTTCTTTTAATGAGTCTCCTAGATTTTTCAAACAGAGTTTTCAAAATGATTTTATTGTGCGTGTTGAGGATGGTTTAAATAAATCTTTATTAAAACTGAACATAAATTTAACATCTAGAACAGATAAGCAAGCTAAAGCAATTTTACATTTTCTAGAAAAACACAGAGGTTATGATCAATTTTTATTTACGCCTCCGTCTCCTTATAACGAAACCAAACCTTTTTTATGCACAGAATGGAAACATACCATAAAGTTTAAAGATAATAATGACATATCAATAATGTTACAGGAGCAACCTATAGATTATACGTCTTACGAAATAGAATTTCTTAATTTAATTACAGTAGATCCTTTCTTATCATGAGTTTACCTACAGCAGTCACACAAAGGGCGCAAGGCACTGGTTATATAGGTGTTACCGGCATGGAGTTTGCCGTACAAACAGGGTTTGGCATACGTACAGGTTTTTATTTAACTAACAGTGGCACCACTACTGTAAGAATGACTTTAGAAGAACAAGGTGATGTTATAGAGGCTTATGATTTTATTAGTGGTCAACTAAACAATGATCAAGATGAAAGGGTAAGCATATTAGCAGGCAGCACAAAATTTATACCTTTTGACTTTTATGGCCTTAAAGATGTTTCTGGCCCTTTAGGTACTACTGGTCCAGCCGGGACTGGCGCTTACACTACTCAAGTTAATTTGAGTTTTGTTTCTGAAATAGATGGAACAAAAGATAGAACTTATTATAATGGGCAACCAGAATTAGGAGTTATACGTGTAGATTTGACGGGTTATGTTACTGGGCATTTTGGTAGCACCAACGAGTTAATTCCAGCTCATCCTCAGAAATTTTTAGGGATCACAAATCAAAAAGATGATCAAGGACTTTATTACCATGATTTACAATGGATCAATCCTCCCACTGGATATTACTTTGAAAAATATCATATACAAAGGTCAACAAATGCTACTCAAACTTGGAGCAATTTAAAATACATAAATATAGGTAAAACTGAAAAACCAATTACCTTACCACTGTCTGAAGGCGGGCATTTTTTAGAGTCTTTTTATTATGGGACTTCTACAGGCATAAATGGATTCAATACTTATTCTGATACAGGTTTAGCCGCAAATACAGATTATTATTACAGAATAAGAGGTGAGCATTATGATACTTCTAACAGCCTAGCATCATATTCTGATTGGGTTTATTGTTCTGGGGCAGACTCTTTTGAGGAAGCTGTTAATAGTGATGTTTTAACAGGTTTGGTTTCAGGTTCTACTAGTTTACCTGTTGGTGGTAACCCGGACCCAACGATAAAATTATCTACTGCTGACAAAGGAGCTTTAGAGATTTATCTTGATAACAATGAGACGAATATAAATCTAAACAGTCGCTTTTTAGATGAACTTTTAAGCAGAGATATAAATACAACTAATTTCACAGACTATTATACTGGCGTTCATTTTATAGTAAGCGAGAATTTTATAGTAGGATCAAATTATTCAAATAGCCCCGCTATTGATACTGGGGATAAAATTGAAGTAGGTTCTCCTGCTCAAGAATTAAATATAAATTTATATATAAAAGATGGAGCTAGAATTATTGGTCACGGTGGAAGAGGTGGTAATGGTGGATTTACCAATGTGAAATGGGACCCTACAGGTGGAGGTAAGATAATTTTTGGCCAAAACATAAACAGTCAAAATGGAAGCGAAGGAGGAGATGCTATACGTATCAATAGTGACATTTCTAATTTTAGAATTTATCTCGCACCTCAATTTAGCGTGTATGCTGGAGGCGGTGGAGGCGGTGGAGGAGATCGGCTTTTTACTTCAAAAATAGCGTCTTTAGTAAGAGATGTGAGGGATGAAAATGAAATAGAAAATAATACAACGTTATCTCTTATAGAAGGTAATAATGATAATATAAATATAATTCAAGGTAGCGAAATGTTAGGGACTTTTTCTTACAGGGATTTAGTTGGTTTGCAAACTGCTGGATTTGGTGGAGGGGGTCAAGGTTATGGGCGATCTTCTTCAGGAAACACTTATACACCGGCACCATCATATGTAGAAATAGGTACCTCATTTGAAGGTCAGCAACGTGAAAATAAAGGGACATTAAGTAGAGCTGGGGTGGGTAGAGCTTTCGATATAGAAAAGCAAATATCTGAAGGCGGTAATGGCGGTACGTTTGGGCAATTTGGATTTAATGGGGCTGACTTAGCGTTTAATAAAATAGCAGGAGATGACACCAGCTTATTTAATGTAAACACTACTTTACAAGGAGGCCCTGCCGAAGGAGGAAGAGGTGGATACGCAATTAATAGCAATAGTACTGCGTATACCAAATCAAATATAATGGGCACACTACTTTTTGCTGATACACAGTTCCAAATAAGTGAAATATCAGGGTTTATAGCTCGATGGGATGCCAGCACGACAGTTTATAATACAGGAACTAATCCTGCAACAAATACCCAAACTGTAGAAACATGGCAAGCCGCAGAAGTAAAAACTGGATTAACGATATCAAATGTAAAAATAACAGGTGGATCAAACAAGCCAAGATTTTATTCAAACATATCGAGAACTCAATATTTTAATAATCAAAACTCTATAGAGTTTGACGGCAACGAGGCTGCTACTATACAGGGGGTGCAAGGCTCTAATCTGTTAAGCAACAGTACAGAAGAGTTTGATTTTTTCTATGTTGTTTTTCCTAATTCTTTTGGGTCAGGAAAGCAATTCAGGGACGATAACAATCGTAAAAGTAACAATTATGTTTTTTCTAAATTTTCAAATGGAGGCAATGCAGTTCATCAGGGAATCTATATTAAAGGTGGGGATAATAAAGTTGGGAATATACAAGAATCAACTGGCATGCCATGTGATGTTAACAGTCCCGTCACCTCTTTAACAGTTGAAACTCAAGTTAAAATTTTACCTAGTTATGCTTTTGTTTATAATGTTACCGCTAAAAAAAGCGGCTCTAGTTTTATGTATTCTGTATATATTGATAACGAACCTTTTATTCAAAATCAAAATGTTGAATTGCCAAGTTTAACTTTTGATATAGATCCCATTCTTGGGGCATACAATAGCCAGAAAACAAGTTTCAACATTTCAGATATAGTTATGTATAACAAACAGTTACTTCCAAAAGAAAGAGATTCCGTGTATTTAACTTTATCACAAAGAGCTCGTAAACCTTTGCAGATCATCACTAACTCTGACCCAATAAATACTGAGACCCAAAACAACACGGTAGAAGATAACTCAGGGTTTGCTGGATACATTAAAACAAATAGCTAATAATCATGTCAACACAATCATTCAATTCTTCTTTATTAGATCTTTTACCTGATACTATCATTGAGTTATATGAGATAGATTTAGGGGAACAAGATGGAATTTTTCGATTTCATCCCGGCACTATATCCTCTTCTAATATAGTTTTTGATGGCAGAACCTATATTTCTATTCCAGTAGATGCTGCAGGATTCGAGAAAAAAGGCGATGGTAAAATGCCCAGACCGACTTTGACTGTAGCGAACTTGGAAGGCTTAATGAGTGACGCCATAAAAACAAGATCCGATCTGGTTGGGCATATGTTCACTAGAAAAAGAACTTTTTTAAAATATTTAGATTCAGCAAACTTTCCTAACAGTTTTAATCCTTTTGCTATACCTGATCCTGAAGCTAGATTCAGCGATGATAGGTTTTTAATAAATAAGAAGTCGCAAGAAAATAAGTTTTTTGTTGAATTTGAGCTTATTTCTCCCCTTGAGTATGAGGGGGCAAAATTGCCTGCGAGAACGATGGTCGCCAACTATTGCCCGTGGGTTTATAGGGGCAAAGGGTGCTTGTATGGTCAAGATGCAAATTTTAAACAAAAAGTACAGAATAGGTCAGATGAAAATATTTTCACAGATGACAGTGTGGTTATTGGTAACCTTGGCGTCCCAGTGGCAGATGAAGATAATAAAATATTTTGGGACAAAGATGGTTATGATATTCCTTTGCCTAACCACGCTTATAAGGGGGATTATGATAAAACTACAACCTACAGTAAAGGGCAAATAGTAAGAATAAAACCTTATTTTAATGTTTCTAGTAAAATAGGTCAATCTGGGGAGCAAGAAAATACCAACTGTTTAAGTAATCATTTTTATGTTTGCATAAAAGATAACACTATTAATAAAGACCCTAAATTTGAGAAAGAAAATTGGGTTGCGGATAAATGTTCCAAAAATTTAACTGGGTGCAAAATAAGATTTAAACATTATTCTCAGAACTATGACAAAGGGTTACCATTTGGAGGATTTCCGTCAATCGAGTCTTACAGGTTTTAATTTATTTTTTAAAAAAATAAAAAATTACTGCTCGAATCGTAATTATGAATGTTGCGGTATAGCCACAGATAAAAAATTACATTTCCTTGAAAATATTCATAATAATAAAAGATTTTTTTTTCAAATACCCCCCGAGAGCTATTTTGAGATAATAACAAAAGAAGATATCTCTTTTATATGGCACTCTCATGTTCTTGGTTCAGCTTGTCCCAGCAGCGAAGATCTAGATTACGCAAAAGAACATCAGCATTTTTCTTTAATTTATTCTGTTATTGATGATAATTTTTGTTTTTTTGACCCCTATTGTTTTAAACAAGTTTATTTTTGCATTTGAAAGTGTATAATATACTAATGACAAACGTTATTATACATGGCAGATTTGGAGAAGTGGTGGGTAAACACCATAAATTTGCTTGCTCAAAATTATCTGAAGTTTTTAGAGCTATAGAGTCCAACACTGGAATGCTTAGAAGATACACCTCCTCCAATAGGAAGCGCAAAATGAGCATCTTTGTAAATGGCAAGGCGGCATCAGATAAAAATTTCGACCTAGTTAATGTTAAAAACAGTGAAGTAGTTATTCTTCCTATACTTATGGGTGCGATAGGAGTTACTATTATGACTATAATTGCAAAAGGGGCAGCATTAACAACAATCAAGGCTAAAATTACTGCTACGATTATTAATATTGCTTTTGCTGTGGGAATGAGCCTTCTTATGAGTAAATTGCTTGCACCGGATGATCCTGATACAGCCTCAACGTCTTCCTATATTTTTAATCAAGCAGAGAATGCTGTAAAACAGGGCTCTCCTGTTCCTGTTGGTTACGGCAGATTTAAAGTAGGTAGCACTATTCTATCTGTGAGTCTGATAAATGTGGATAAAGCTCTTACTTTAGAAGGTAATTTTTATGAAAATTTATTTTCTAATAATACAAGTAAAGGATTAGGAAAAGAAGAAATAGATATCGCATCTGCGTCAATAGCAAAATTTAATTAATATGAGCCATTCAATAGGTCTAGATCAACATAATAATAAATGGGGGACATTAACTGCTAAAGAAGTTTGCCCTTCTGCTGAGCTTGTAAACGCAGAAGGCGGAAGTAAGAGGAATAAAGGTTTAAATAAAGTAGAAGATGACATAAAAAACAAAAAAGAATCAACATCATTTTACCAAGTTGTTGATATTTTATCTGAAGGTGAAGTCGCAGGCCTTTGTGATAACAACGGTGATTTGATTTTATTATCTAATGATATAAATAAAAATAGTGATTATTTTAAAGGTTTATATTTTGATGGTAACCCTGTAAAAAATACAAAAACAAATACCTACAACTATAGAACTGTTTTTTCTGAAATTAGATTGGGAACTGAAAAACAAAGAGCTTTATCTGATTTAAACAAAGGCCTTTCTTTTGCTAAAGCAAGCCAAACTTTTAATTACGGAATAGCTTTATTTGCAAGCCCTCATACAGCAGCATTAAGCAATGTTACGATTAATGATACAGAATTTGTAGCCGATGCAGTACAGGACACAGACTACTGTTATGATTATGATACGGTAATTAGCAGTAAGACAAAACCTAATTTTACGTACTCAGAATTTCCTTTTGTACATACAGTTATAAATCATAATGTAGATGAATTAGTTTTAAATATGGGTTTTACTGGCCAATATAACGAAAAAAGAGGCGCTTATACTGTAAATACGTCATTTGTTATTGAAGTCGGTTATGAGGGGGATTCTTTATCTTTAGATCAAGGGGGCTCTGTAGGCTACTTATCTTGTTTTATAAGAGGGTTTGCTTCATCAGAATATATACGTAGTTATCATATACCTCTTCCACCGTCAGAAGACACAAAGAAAAGATACATAAAAATTACGAGAGTAGACAAAGACTTTGAGCCGTCATTCATAATAGCTAATAAATCTTTATCTGTAAGTTCGATAGTCGAAAATATAAAAGAAAAATTGAGGTATCCCAATAGCTCAATCATTGGTAATATTTTTGATGCTTCTGCTTTCGCTCAAATACCTAAAAGATCTTTTGATTTAAAATTGCTAAAAGTAAATGTACCTTCTAATTATGATGCTGAAGCAAAAATATACGAAGGAAACTGGAACGGAACTTTTGCTTTAAGTAAAAAGTGGACGGATAACCCGGCTTGGATTCTGTATGACATAATGACAAATAACAGATATGGGTTAGGTAAATACGCGTTTCAACAATCTATGTTGGATAAGTGGAATTTGTATTCTATATCTAAATATTGTGACGAGCTAGTTCCCACTGGTAATACAGGATTGTATCCATTCGATGAATTTTCAGTAAATAAAGGTTCAGGTGTCTTTAAAATAACAATAAATGATAACTTATCAGATTTAGAATCTAAATTTGAATTAGGCTCTGATATTTGTTTTATGGACTTAAAAGATGGGGGTACCGATATAGACTATAATTATAAAGGCATAATAAAAAAAATAAATATTGATGGTTCAGATTTTAAATTTGAAATAATAAAAGATTTTGGTGTCGAAGATGTTTTTTTGAATTATCCAGATTTAAAAAAACAATTCTTGTTTAACCGCTCAGACGACATTGTTGAATCTATAAATGCAAAAGATTTTATAAAAGATATTATCATAAATGACAATGCTCAATCTTATCTTACTACTGGCGAAGCTAGGTCGTTTGAAGATAAATACAGTAGATCTTATTCTTTAGAAAATGTTACTTCAGGTTACATCGTTAGGCAGTATTTGGGAGAGCTGCCTATCTTAGAGTCGAGATTCACTTGTAATGTTGTTTTTAATAACAGAGATGAAGCTTTAAACACCATAAATAATATAGCAGCAATATTTAGGGGTCTAACTTATTGGAGTGAAGGTTTACTCTTTCCCTCTGTGGATAAGCCTAAAGATGCAGTTTTAATGTTTAACAATTCAAACGTTTCATCTGGAACATTTGCTTACACGGGTAGCGCAAAAACATCAAGAACTTCTAGTGTGGTAGTTAGATATAATGATGCTAATGATAATTTTAAAGTTAAAGTCGCTTATGCTGAAGATTTTCCTGCATTAAGAGAGTTTGGGTATAACGAGCAAGAAGTTGTTGCTATAGGTACTACATCTGCAAGTCAAGCAAAAAGAATTGCTAAATGGATTTTATATACTAATCAAACTGAAACAGATGTGGTGCAGTTTTCAACTGGTCAGGAAGGGGGCTTTTTATTGCCGGGAGACATAATACTTATTCAGGATAATTTTAAAACTGTCAAAAGGTATGGCGGCAGGATAAAAGATATTAATTTTAGAGATAAAACCGTCACACTTGATAAAGGCGTAAGTGAAAACATTGTGAATCAAAAAATTTATTTTATGGTTCCAAAAGCAAATCAGTCTTCTAAAGATTTGTCGAACTTAGCAAAAGAGCGTGAAGGTACTTCTAGTGATGGGGTAACTGATCAGGAGATAGATAACCAAAGAACCCCTCAAATAAAATCTTTTACAGTAAGCTCCGTGTCTGAAAATAATGTGATAACTATTAGTGAAGCTAACGACACTGATTTTAATTTAATTACTAGAGGTACAATTTGGTCTGCTGATAATAATGATTCTGGTTACAACATTAAAGGTATCAAGTATCGAGTTTTATCTACAGAAGAAAAAGCTCTAAATGAATTTCAAGTTACAGCGATGATGTATAATGAAACAAAATTTAATTCTTTAGAGAGAGGGAAAAGGCTAGAAAAAACCCAACAATCAAGCAATTTAAGTTTTAGTGTAGGAGATTATCCTAATGAGCCTGTTTCGGTTACAAATGATGACGGGCTTGTTGGTGCAAATATAAATGATCAAATATATGACGCGTATTACACTAAAGAAAGAAGTGATGAAGATGTAAAATATGAGGGTAGTTTTTCATTTGAAAATCTGTCAGAAGAAGTAAGAGGGTATATAGTGGACTTTTCTGTTTTAGGTAAAAATCTAAGGTTTTGTTTAGATGGTAGGGATAATACATCTTTTTCTGTTTTTTTAGGTAAAAAAAGCGATTTGCCGAGAAGGATGTCATACAAAGTGTATGTTTATGATAGGGATTTTAAATTAGAGTTGTTGCCGCAATAATAAAATTTTTTTAAAAGAGATGAGTTTTTCAAAATATATAAGTCAAACACCTGAGGATTTTGGGCAAGCTTTGCAGGTTTCGGGTTTTATTGTGTCCAATGGGTCACCCAAAGCCCCTTATACAGAAAACCTACAAAGGAGTTCCAGCGATTTGTTTACAGGTGGAAGCGGCATTCCTGTTGGCACATTAGTATCAAGTGGACAATTTCATGGCAATGATCCTTATATTAGTTGGGACTTATCTAACCCTACGCAAAATAAAGTATACAATGATTATGATATACCTAATTTAAATTTCTTTTCTGGGTTTGATATTGTTTTAAGAGATGAAACAGGTTTATTGATCCAAACTTTAGAAACAGGTTATTACGAAAATTATTATGAAATAGATATAGAAAATTTAAAAACTCAATTTTCTTTAGAAAGCGGTAGAGATGAAAGAAGGTTTAGGTTTGAAGTTGTAGCTAACGATTATTACAACAGGACTCATACTGGAGTTTTCTTTTTGACATGCGAAAGGCCTGATGTTACTGGATTAGATGTTAGCATAGGAAAAAGTATAAAATTTCAACCTAAATTTTCTAAAGCTTCTGGTGTCGATTCTTTAGTTCTCTGTGTTGGTACTGGTTCAAGTTTTGATGTTTTTTCTACAGGTGCAGAAAATTCCGCTATTGCTTACCAAGCTATAAATGTTAAAGGGCAAACTTTAAGCAACTTTCAACAAAATTATGATGCAGATCTTGAATCTTCATATTATTATGGTTTTTATGCTGTAGATGTATATGGTACGGGCTCCGCATACATTTACCCTTCGTCGATAAAACCATTAGAAATAGACCCTTTAAATTATAACATTAAACCTTCTGGGTTTAGAGGGAAAATAGTTGTTGAAAGAGACCCTGTTAATAGAAACATAAATTCATATTATAAAGGCGTTATAAACAAAGATTTTACTTTAGAAAAAGTTAATTATGAGGTTTTTGTTTTTCAAAGCGGTCGCGAAGATTTAGAGTCTTCTTTTGCTATAGAATCTCAATCGATATCAAATGTAAGCTTTTTGGTTCATGGTAGCGGTCAAAACAGGATAGATTACAACTTTTTTACTGGAGATAATTTTAGGGGTCAAGATTATTATTATAGCGGCAGCAATTCTGAGCCCATTTTCTCTACATACAACACTACTGGCATACAGTGGAGAGAGCATACGATATTGCTTGATAATCAGTCTGCTTTACCCGGAGGTTCTTACACAGGTCAGTCCCCAGTAAAAGAGATAGCTATCGCTGCAGGGAATACAAATTCGAATAAAATATATTTAGGGGTGCAAATTGACCCAGATAATAAACAATTTTATTTTTACCCTGAAGGAGGGTATTTTAATTCAGGTATATACACGGGAACTTATGCTGAAAATATAACGGGAGGATATTATACTTATGAGAATTATGGCCCAAGCGGTCCTAGTGGGCCATCTGGCCCTACAGGACCAACAGGGCCTGTGTCTTCTGGGTATGCGGTTTTGTTAGCTGGTGTTACTGGCAGTTTGATGGCTACTAATTTATCAGGTTTTATATCTACTAATTATGAGCCAAATTTTACTTACGATATTTCTGCTGATACCGATTATTATTTTAAAGTAAGACCTATAGATAATAATGGTAACAAAGGAAAATTTACAGACTTAACTTATGTTAGTAGTGGCGATATTATTTCAGCTATAAGCGGAGCAGGTTATTCAACGGGATTATTTAATGGCGATACTAATAGTGGGTTAGCTTTTTATAATGCTGACTTAGATGTTTTAAATGTCTCTGATAACTTGTTTTCTAGTGGAAGTGGGCTTGGGGTTAACATAAGTACTCCTGAGCACCATTTTCATGTTAGTGGAGACGCTCAAATAAGTGGATACCTATACGACTCACAAAACACTACAGGTGAAGCTGGATATGTTTTAGCATCTGAAGAAGGAGGCCCTCAATGGAAACAGATCGAAGATGTTTTATCTGGCGTAGGAGGTTCTGGCGTTACTAATTATGTGGCTCGTTGGGCTGATGAAGACACTTTAACTACAGGGGTATTATATGATAATAGCACCAATGTTGGCGTAGGCACAGCAAACCCTACTTCAAAACTTCAAATAGCCAGTTCTACTTCTCAAGATTCAGTGTTGAAGGTTGATGGGACAAATGGAACGCTGTTCGAAGTGGTCGATGACCTTAGCGATTCATTAATGTCCGTCAACGATGCGGCTGGTTTACCGGTGTTTGAGGTATTTGCTGATAATACAATTATAGGCGGAAGATATAATCAAAACGACTTTTATTTAAATACCGATGGAAACTTGGGGTTAGGGACAAGTACTCCTTCCTACAAATTAGATATAGGAGGAACTGTTGCGAGTACGAGTAACACTATTCGCTTAAGTCAGGATAACGGCGGAACAGCTATAAGAGTTGGTCCGGGTGGTGGGGGTAATGATATTACATTATTAAGAGTGGATGGTTCCACTTCAAATAATAGTGGAACGACTGATAGTGGTAATGTTGGATTCAGTCTTAAATATATGGGGTCGAGAGACGGGAACTTGAATGCCCTGTCAATTTTTACTGATAATACCTCTGCGGCATCTCAAATCGAAGCTGTTACTATTATACAAGATGGCAATGTTGGTATAGGTACTGCGAGTCCATCTACAGATTTCTCAGTAAAGGAGCATTT